AACTAGTGACAAGCGTCGACGCCGTGTAATTACTGCTGCTGCCAAGCGTCTCGGTGCGTACTCGGAGCCATGGCCAGCTGTTGATAGTTTTAGGGCGGGGGCTTTACTGCTACGGGTTATTGCTGATCACACTGGTCTAATAGTTTTCAAACGGAACTCCCCTCGAAACAAGCGTAAGGGAGGCCAGAAATGGCCTAGATATGTAGAGGCTACCCCTGAATGCCTGGAGTGGATTGAAAATGCTCGAACCCAGGATGCCCTGTTCTTGGAGCCGGTGAAGCTCCCATGCGTCGTCGTCCCTTATAAATGGACGAGCTACAGAGATGGGGGATACACCGAGAAAGGGAACTGGGGCGGGCCTTTAATCAAATCTAAAGCTCGGGACTCCCTCGACAGCAATACAGCCCTAGCCTGTCCTGAAGTCTACAACGCTGTTAATAAGTTGCAATCTGTTCCGTATCGCATCAATCAGCCGATCTTGAAGCTGATGGAAAGGTGCCGCGACAACGGTTTGCAGATTGGAGGATTGCCGACACTCGACAACGACCCTTTGCCGAGCAAACCCATAGATATGGATGACCTTGAGTCGCGGCGGCAATGGAGGCGTCGAAGCCGCGTTGTCCACGAGAACAATATTCGCTCTCAGTCGTTAAGGATACACGTCGCGAAGCTCTTGTATCTCGCTAGGCGTATGGAACAAGCAAATATGCATTATGTCCATACGTTAGATTTCCGAGGCCGATTCTATTCGGAGGCGAGCGGCTTCCTTCAGCCCATGGGGAATGACTGGGCCAGGGGGCTGCTGGAATTCGGATTCGGCAAGTCACTCGACGAAGTGGGTATAGAAAGTTTAGCGATCACCGGCGCTAATCTTTACGGGGTTGGGGGCTCGTATGATGCCCGACTTTCTTGGGCCAAGAAACGAAACACGCTCTTCCAGCGGATAGCACATGATCCACTGGAGCATCTTGATTTTTGGCAGTTCTGCGATAAGCCGTGGCAATTCTTAGCATTCGTATATGACTGGAACGGATTGATGCAGCGGGGTACAGGACATAAGAGCCATCTGATATGTCACCGTGACGCCTCTTGCAACGGGCTGCAGATTTTTTCTATGCTCCTTTTAGATGAGATGGGTGGAGCTAGCGTTAACCTTGTTGATCAGGACACTCCATCAGACGCTTACGCAGACGTGGCTGAAAAAACGATTGAGCTTATGCGTTCCGAGGAAGACCCTGAATTACATGAGTTTGCTGATGCCTGGATAAAATATGGCGTACCTCGCGGCGCCACCAAACGAGCTTTGATGATTACCCCATACAACGGCTCCCTCTACAGCGCCCAGGCTTACGTCGAAGAGTGGTACGAAGAGAGTAGGCGGGGCAAGAAGCCTAGAAAAGTACACGCCGACGATAAGAAGGCTTTGCGTTATTTGGGTCAAAAAATTTGGGCGGCGATTGATCAGCAACTAGTCAAATCACGTGAGGCCATGAACTGGTTTTCTGAAGTTGCAACTATCTGCACCGACGCCGGCTATCAAATGCGATGGCACACCCCTTCTAACTTTCTAGTTGTCCATGACTATATGAATCTGGAGCCATACACCATCAAGACAATCTTGGGGAGGAAAGCGGTTATGTGGCACAGCTTGCAACGCGAAACGCAAGGGATCCATCGTCGACGGGCCAGAAACAGTTTGTCGCCCAACTTTATTCACAGCCTCGACGCCGCCGCATTAACGAAGACTATAAATGCTTTCATGAGCGTACGAGGCATCGATTGTTTCAGTGCAGTACACGATTCTTATGGATGTTTGGCTCAGGATGTCAGTCTGATGAATGGAGTCTTGCGTGAGCAGTGGCAGAAGATGTTCAGTAGCCCCTTGCTTGAAAGGTTTCGGGATGAGGTGGAGACAGATACAGGACTATCGTTACCAGCGTTGCCTGCGTATGGCAGCCTGGATTTAGATCTAACCCGTTCTAAGTACTTTTTTAATTAGGAGACAAAACATGGCATCGGTCAAATTGGTTTCACCTGTCTGCGTTTGCAGATGGCCCCGGCTTAACGAGCCTGACTACAATTTTAAGGAAGAAGGGGAGTTCAACGTGACGCTAGTCATCTCAAAAAACTGGGATGAGGGGAAGGCGTTTGTTGGTCAGATTAATGATCTAGGAAATGAGTGGCAAGAGAGATGCATGAAGGACGCTGGCGGTGAATTGAATTCGTTTACCTCCCCTGTGAAGACTTCCCGAGACAACGAAGACCAGTGGGAAGTTTCGTTCAAGATGACGGCTAAGGGGACTGAGAGATCCAGCGGTCGTCAATGGGAACAGCGGCCCATCCTGATGAGTGCGAAGACGCCCGACAAACCCTTCGACGACATCATCGGTTCGGGATCTCATATCAGGGTAGCGGCCCATCCGTATTGTTGGTTTAACCCTACCAAGGGCAAGCGGGCTGGTATTAAGTTGCAGCCTAGGAACGTGTTTGTCTACCGTTGCGTTTCTCCTGAAATGCAGCAGACTGCAGCAGAGATGATTGGCCTCACTGGCAAGGAAACCAGTTATGTAATTGATGGGGAAAAATTCGATCTCACCGAAGATGATGGCTCTAAGGAGGTGACCAATCAGGAATTTTAATGACGAGTCCGACATCGAAAGATATATTGTCAATAAGCGAGATACTTTCTACTACATGTACGGTTTTGATCGTCTTAAGAGTGATCGAATTGGCCGTGAGATTGCAAGAAAGGGATGGCTGGCAGAGTTAGATGAACTTGGCGAACTCGAAGAGTCGCATAGAAACGCAGCGATCGATGCTGCTTTCCTCAAGGCCGGGGGCAGTTGGCCCGTATATTAATCCTCAACTTTAGAAAGGACGAGATCAAATGAAGCTGCCAATAATGAGCGAGGCTAGAAAAAGCAACATTACCAAATGGGTAGTGATAAGCAGCCTTTCCGTAGTAGTAGTCATCCTTATAGTCTGTCTCGTGGGATGTTCTACTGTTCGCGGCGTTATCACTGGCGTCGAGGCGGTAGGCGCCGGGGTCTTGATGGATGCGAGAGGCGCCGTCGACGGCATCGATTCCATCAACGATAAGTCTTGCACCTACGACTCTGTTAATGGAATGTGACATGGCTATAAATTCCAGAAGTAAGGGCAAACGTGGGGAACTCCAAGCTCGTGATGCAGTTCGGGAGCATTGGTCTGCTCCTGACTGCGTTCGTTCCGCGCAAGCAGCGGGGGCTTTTGCCGCTGACTTACTTCACGCCGGCCATGATCTTCACGTCGAAGTTAAGTGCGTTGCCCGATTAGGAACTGAACGATACATCCTTCAAGCGGAGAAGGACGCTACAGAATCTGAATTACCTGTAGTGGTCATGAGGCAAAACCGTGGCGAATGGTGCGTTATGTTCAGACTCAAAGATTCAGTTCGGTTTGCTGACATGATCGTGGCTAACCGGACCAAACTACTAGTAGATTAGGATTAACTATGTTTGACTTTATGGAAGAAACTCCAACTGAAAATCTCTACAGGGCTGAAGGACCAGACACCAGTCGAGAGGCAGCCGAGAGCCTCGACGTAAGTAGGATGGAATACGTGGTCTATAAAGTGATCCACGAATTCGGTCAAAAAGGATGCATTAGCGACGAGGTGGTTCAGCGTGTAGGGTGGAGGTATTACGGATCGGTCACCTCTCGGTACAAAGCTCTGTCTACGAAGGGTTTGATTTTCTACACGGGTAAACGTCGGCCCGGCAGGAGCGGCCGGAAACAACAAGAAATGGTGGCCTCCCACTGGGTGACTCATGCCTAGCAGTGAAAAGAACCCTTGCCCCTCATGCGCCAGTAGCGATGCCTATGCTGTCTACGAAGATGGCCACGGCCATTGCTTTTCATGTGGCTACCATAAAAGCACCAACCAGGAGACTCAAGCAATGACCGCACCTAATACTTTCCAAGGCTTAAGTGGGGAGGTAGAAGCCCTCCCCACCCGCAAACTACGAACGGAGGTGTGTGAGAAATTCAGGTATCAAGTCGGGACGTGGAGAGGGGACCGTGTCCACATTGCCCCCTTTTTTTCAGGAGGGAAACAAGTTGGCCAGAAGCTCCGGTTCAAGGACAAGAAATTTATGTGCTTGGGGGAGGCCGCCAGCGGAGGATTCTGGGGCCAACACCTATGGGGCGGAGGGAGATGGGTAGTCATTACCGAGGGAGAGTTGGATGCCATGTCAGTTTGCCAGGCGTTTGGGATGACATGGCCCGTAGTGAGTCTACCCAACGGAGTGGCGGGGGCGGAAGATGTCTTTAAGAGGAATGTCGAGTGGCTTGAAAAATTCGAGGCAGTCAAAATCTGTTTCGACAATGACCAGAAAGGCAGAGAAGCTGCTCAACGCTGCGCCCAGACCCTATCCCCTGGCCGTGCGGAAATAGTCGAACTCCCGTTGAAAGATGCTAGTGACATGGTTCAAGCGGGCCGCGTCAAGGAGTTGACCTCGGCCGTCTTCAATGCGGCGACGTGGCGCCCTGATGGGATTGTCCCAGGCGATACCCTCTGGGATTACCTGGTGAATGAAGAAAGCATACCGGCTATCCCTCTGCCGTGGGACGGGCTCCAGAGAAAAACGGGAGGACTAAGGAAGGGGGAACTTTGGACACTCTGTGCCGGCACCGGCGTAGGGAAAACCCAGGTGGCCAGGGAGTTGATCTACCATTTACTGACGATCACCGAGGTGAAGATCGGAGTCATCTCTCTAGAGGAGTCGTTGAAAGAGTCGTGCTACGGATTGATGGCGTTGCATGCGAACCTTCCTCATTGGGATGCCGAAAAATTACCAGATGAGGAGCTTAGGCCATCGTATGACGCCACGGTTGGGAGCGGTCGGATTTACTTGTACGACCATTTTGGGAGCTTCGACGACACAGGTAACCTGATGAACAGAATCCGGTACATGGCTAAGGCGTTGGCTGTGGATTGGGTCGTGTTCGACCACATCACTATCGCTTTGAGCGGTTCCCAGGACGAGAAGGGTGGAGGGGAGCGGAAGGCGATCGATGTTCTAATGACCAGCCTGCGGTCCCTGGTATCGGAGTTGGGCATTGGGATGATTGTAATCTCGCACCTATCTAGGCAGCCTGGACGCTCCGCTGAAGAAGGAGGTCGGGTGGGTCTTCACGCATTGCGAGGCTCTCATTCCATTGCGCAATTGTCGAATATGGTGATCGCCTTAGAACGTAATCTGCAAGGAGATAATGACGATGAAAACAATACCACAACTATCCGTGTTCTTAAAAACCGCCACAACGGCCGTACTGGTCTTGCTGGCATTCTGGTTTGGGACGACGCTACCGGACGCCTCAACGAAGGAGACATCACAGCAGAGAGCGGGGATTCCGATGAACCCGCACCATTCTGAGGTCACCATAGAGGACGTGTTTGCGGTGATTCGTCAGGTGGAAACAGGGGGGCATCCTGATCCTGCCGAGGCTGTCGGCGCCGCCGGCGAGCTAGGACCATACCAAATTACGGAGCCTTATTTCAGGGATGCCATCGAACATGATCCATCGTTATACGGGGTAGAGTTTGAGGGAGTCCGTGACGAGCGGTTTGCGCAGATGATCATGCTCAATTATTGGGACCGCTACGCCCAAACGCCATGGCTGCCTGAGCAACTCTGCAGGCTCCACAATGGAGGTCCGAGTATGAAAGGGACAGACTTATATTGGGAGAAATGTAAGGGACTATTTTGATGCAAAAAATTTTCTTCGATTGTGAAACTGACGGTTTACTTGAAGAGCTAACCACGGTCCATTGTATAGCCCTCGCTATTGACGACGGGGAGGTCCAGGCGTTCGGACCTTCCCAACTAGAAGAAGGAGTCGCCTTGTTATGCGGAGCTTCCCTTCTGATTTCTCACAATCTAATCGGTTTCGATTTACCAGCCTTGGCGAAGTATCGAAAGACCAGGGGTATTACTCAAAGCGAGGCCCAGTGTTACGACACGCTGATCGTATCTCGCTTGCTTTACCCCGATTTACGCGAGGAAGACTATCGAAAAATGCACACAAAGGAAAGAGGAGACTTTCCTAAAAAGTTGTATGGTCGCCATAGTCTTCGAGCCTGGGGGGTACGGCTTGGCATGGAGAAGGGTTTGTACTTACAGGAGCATGGGTTCCTAGAGTATACGACAGACATGGCGGACTATTGCAAACGGGACGTCGAAGTTTTAAGGATGCTCTATCACAATTTGGAAGGGGGACGATGAAACCTTACAAGCTGACACAACAGTCCGTGGAGTTGGAGCATGAGTTTGCGATGGTCATGCGTAAACAGGTCATGTGGGGTTTCGCCTTCGACAAGAATGAAGCTATCCAACTCTATGCCTCATTGGCTTCTCGCCGATCCCAACTAGACGAAGAATTGCAAGAGGTATTCCCTCCCATCCGCTTGGAGGCAGGCCACCCAGATGGGCTGAAAACGAAACCCAAAATCATCACCTTCAACCCAGGATCACGTAAGCATATTGCGGAGAGGTTCATCGCTAAGGGATGGGAGCCCAAACGATTCACGCCGGAGGGTAAGCCCCAGATCGATGAGGCCGTGCTGTCTTCTATCCCCTTCCCTGAAGCGGCCCTCCTCAACGAGTACCTAATGGTAGCCAAACGTATCAGCCAGTTGGCAGAGGCTGACGGTGCATGGATCAAACTCGAACGGAGGGGGAGAATCTTTGGCGACGTGCTTACGAATGCCACGATCACGGGCAGATGCAGCCATCGCTCTCCCAACATGGCACAGGTGCCCAACCTAAGCTCGCCCTACGGGAAGGAATGTCGCAGCCTGTTCGTCACGACATTCCCTGATTGGTCCTTGATAGGGATTGACTTCTCGGGATTGGAAATCCGAGTCTGTGCCTCCTACACCGCTCCATACGATAAGGGAGAGTTGATTAGAGAGGTGTGCGAAGGGGATATCCATACGGAGAATCAGAAAGCCTTGAGTCTTCCGTCCAGGGATGTAGCTAAGACATACCTATACGCCACGTTGTACAACGCCGGCGATGCGAAGTTGGGATCGATTGTTGGAGGAGGCCAAGCAGAAGGCCGGCGGCTGAAGAAGAGGTTTTTTGAACGGTGGCCTGGTATTGCCAAACTCAAGCACCGGATCGATCAAACTATCAAGCAGCGGGGCTATTTGACAGGACTGGATGGGCGGATACTTCCTGTCCGTAGCCATGCGTCGCTGAATACGCTCCTCCAAAGCGGAGGGGCTGTTCTTATGAAGCAATTTACGTTATCCCTACACCGTAGGCTCGGAGCCGAGGGGTACAAATTTGGATCGGACTACGCACAAGTAGCCCACATACACGACGAGGTGCAGCTTGAATGTAAGGCAGAAATTAAAGAAACACTCGCAGAGATCTCCCTTGGAACGCTATCGGAAAGTGGAACAAATTTCCCCTTCAAGTGCCCACTCGCAGGGGAAGCCAAATTCGGAAGCAATTGGGCCGAAACCCACTGACTGGGCATACCTGGCGGCCTTCGTCGACGGCGAAGGATGTGTTACCATTGATAAGAAAGGGAGTTGTACCCTGGAAGCGGCCAGTGTAGATCCCCATGTGTTGAGATGGATTGCCGCGACGTTTGGGGGGAAAGTACGGCTAGTTAATACACATAACCGACGATCAATATATAGGTGGCGGATCCATGGATCGTCCCTCCGTCAGCTAATCCCGAACCTTTTGCCCTACTCGCGTATCAAGGGCGATCAGTTAGCGGGAGTTGTAGAATTCTATGACTACCCCCCGAGGTCGGAGCGTCGGACTAAAATTATTGAGCATATGAAACGGAAGAAAATCTATGACTTTGGAAGATCCAGGTCCACCCCTGCCTCTTAATCTTGTTGCCACTTCGGATTTGGTGAACGAATTAGAAGGACGCTTTGATGTTTTTATTGCGGCTGGGATTAAACTCCGGGAGCCAAATGACACGTCGTTTCAATTTGGCGTCCAGGGGAATGTGTTTGATCTTATCGCTATGCTGGAATATCTAAAGGTCGAGTTAGTACTGAAACAGATTGAAAGGCATAATGGCAATGGAAACGGCTCCTCAGATTTTGATTGATGGCGACCTTCTGGTTTGGACTGAAGCAGCTGCTATCGAGTATACGGTTCGGTGGGAAACTGACGTACATACCCTCGTCTGCGATTTTGCAGAACTAAAACAACGAATTGATGTCAAGGTCATCGGCTTGGTTGAGAAATTTTCAGCCGAGAAATTTACGTTAGCCTTCTCAGATCCTGAAAATAATTTCCGAAACAAGATCTACCCGGACTACAAAGCTAATCGCCGGATGATTCGTAAGCCCCTGAGCTATAAGGATGCAGTGGCGTATTGCCACGATGTTTGGGGGGCCGTCACCTGGCCCAACCTTGAAGCTGATGATGTCCTCGGCATTCTTGCGACGACGCACCCTACGGCGGTCGTCGTGAGCCGTGACAAGGACACCAGGACAGTCCCTTGTTTGTGGCACAATCCTTCCTCGGGAGAGGGGATCCAGACCATTACGTTGGAGGAGGCTGACGCTTTCCATCTCCACCAGACGTTGACTGGCGACCGAACCGATAACTATTCAGGCATCCCCGGTTGCGGACCACGGGGGGCCGACAAGATCTTGGGCAGGACGCCGACTTGGGCTAAGGTTGTGGATGCATACACGGCAGCGGGGCTGACCGAGGAGGATGCCTTGGTCAATGCTCGTTGTGCCAGGATCTGCCGAAAGGGCGAGTACACTCACTCTAAGGGTTCTGTGGTGCCGTGGCTACCAAAGGATATCTAATGAATAGACCTGAATTGCTCAAACTACATGGCGAGCTATGTGCAGAAGCCAAGCAAATCATGGAAGTGAAAAACCATGATTATGCTGGCGGGAAGCATGAGTCGATTCCCTTCGCGAACTTCACCAGAGTGGAAAGCATGGGCATTACCACTACGGAGAAGGGATTGTTAGTGAGGTTGACCGACAAGATGAGCCGGCTATCCACCTTCTGTCAAGAGGGAGAGTTCAAGGTAAAGGACGAGTCCTTGAGGGATACTATATTAGACACCATCAACTACGGAATACTGCTCTATGCCTACGTCCAACATAAAAATTCAGAGCAACACGACAACCAATAAAAGCTCAACGAACACACCTCTTCCTTATATTGAGGCTAATTTATTGAACTACCTTAAATCAGTCTTCCCCGATAGGGTGCCTGATGCCTCTATGGATGACCGTGCAATCTGGGTAGAGGTAGGCAAGGTGGCCGCTGTGCGGCACCTCGAAGATATATATAAACAACAGAATGAAACGGAGTAAATTACTATGTGCTTTGGTGGAAGTTCCCCTGATATCCCTAAGCCACCGGAGCCGCCGAAGCCGCCCCCGCCTCCGACGAAGTCGGCTATGTCTGTAAAAAAGAAGAAGAAAGCCTTCGCAAGTAAACGTCCTCCGGGGGACACGTCTGGTCTGAGGATTCCTCTAGGAATTTCCAATCCATCTAAAGGCGCGGGTCTGGGGATACCTACAAAATATAGCTAATAATGGATTACGAAAAGGCCGGTTCCAGTAAGTCTCTTTACGACACACTGGAACAGCTTAGGGCTCCCTTCCTTGATAGGGCCAGGGAAGTAGCGAAGCTGACGCTTCCATTCATTATGCCACCAGCAGGAAGCGGACCTTCCTCGGCGATGGAAACCCCATGGTCCGCACTTGGTGGGAGGGGAGTCAACAATCTCAGCGCCAAAATGCTCCTCTCTTTAGTTCCCCCGTCTCCCTTCTTCCGCCTCTCTCTTGACAATCAGACGCTGGCTCGCCTTGGCGACACTGGCGAAATGAAGCTGGAGTTGGAAGCGGCTCTCATGGAAGCTGAGATCGCTATCGTGCGAGAAATCGAGAAGGCCAGTATCAGGCCGGCGGTGTATGAAGCCTTCAGGCATCTCATCATTGCTGGGAATTGCCTCCTCTATCTCCCAGATGAGGGAGGAATACGGGTCTACCATCTTGACAACTATGTGATTAAGCGTGACCCCATGGGCAACGTGGAACACATCGTCACCAAGGAGGTCATCTCTCCTAGTCAACTAGATCCCGAGTTGCTGAAACAGATACGGATAGGGGAAGAGGAGGAGAAGGGGGAGTACGAAGTCTACACTTGCATCAAAGCCACCGACAAAGACAAGTATGAGATCTTCCAGGAAGTAGCAGGCTACGTTCTGGAGGAGTCGCTGGGGACGTACACTGCTGATAGCAATCCCTATATTCCCCTACGATGGAATGTGATTTCCGGGGAATCCTACGGTCGGGGGCTGGGCGAAGAAGTGATTGGGGATCTGAAAACCTCTTCGGGACTGGTCCGAAGCCTCGTCGAAGCCACGGCTGCCTCGGCTAAAGTCATGTTCCTCGTCAGTCCCAACGGATCAACCAGGGCCAGGCAGCTGGCCGAGTGCGAGAACGGCGCCATCATTCAAGGGAATATGGCTGACGTGGGCGTTGTGCAGGTACAGAAGCATGCGGACTTGAGGGTTTGTCTGGAGACAATCAAGCTGATCGGCAACCGCTTACAGCACAATTTCCTGTTGACCCAAGGCATCCAACGAGATGCTGAACGAGTCACCGCCGCCGAGATCGATGTCATGAAGCAGGAGTTGGACGCTGCCTTGGGCGGCACGTTCAGCCAGCTATCCCAGTCGTTCCAACTCCCCCTCGTCAAGCGGATGATGTTCATCATGGAGAAGAAGGGAATCCTACCAGAGATGCCTGAAGAGTTGGTAGATCCTGTGATAACTACGGGCTTGGAGAGTCTAGGAAGAACCCACGACTTGGCTAAATTGGATGCCTTTATCGGGGGCGTGATGCAAACGCTAGGCCCGGAGTTGGTACATCAGTTTGTGAATGTCGATGATTACTTGCAACGCCGAGCTAGTGCCCTTGGCATAAATACTAAAGGGCTAATCAAGTCTGCGGAAGAAGTGCAACAACAACAGCAGCAGCAACAGCAAATGGCACTTGCGCAGAAACTTGGCGGCCCGGCGATAGGAGCGATGTCGCAGCAAGAAACCAAGAGAATGGAACTAGAAGCTCAACAAGAGCCAGAACCTGAACCCGGATAATAAAGGAAACCGGCAATGGAACAAGTAGACATTAATGTCGAAACTCTAACGGAAACCCCGGACCAGCCAGAGACGAACACAGAAGTTGCGGGAGAGGAGGGACAGCCATTAGACAGGCCGGCATGGTTGCCTGAAAAATTTCAGTCTCCCGAGGCAATGGCCGAAGCCTACGGCCAACTTGAACGTCGACTCTCGCAGGGGACGGAGCCAGTAGCTGAAGATGCTTCAATTAGTGATCTTCAGGCGGTAGCCAAAGGCGTAACTAGTGAAAGCCTGTCCAAATACACACAGGAGTTCATGACGAGTGGGGAGCTTAGTGAGGAGTCTTACGCAGATCTGGCGTCCCAGGGTGTGGATAAGACAGCGGTGGATTCCTACATCAGCGGACAACGTGCCCTGGTCGAGCAGAATCTTCAATCGGCCTATTCAGAAGTGGGCAGCCAAGAAGCCTATGGTCAGCTGATTGAGTGGGCGACCCGTAACCTCCCGGAAGCTGACATCAATACCTTTAACGAGAGCGTCCAAACTGTAAAGCCTGATGGGACTCTTGACATGCAACGAGCTATGTTCGCCATCAGGGGGTTGAAGGCGCAACGAGACAGCGTCGAAGGCCGGCAACCTCAACTTATTCAAGGGTCAAGAGGAGAGGCTAGAGGGAATACCTTCAAGTCCACAGCTCAGGTTGTCTCGGCTATGAAAGATGCACGTTACGAAACTGATCCTGCGTACCGCCAGGAAGTCCAAGAGCGACTGGCGGCAAGCAATGTATTCTAAGGAGATAAGAATGTCGACCGTAATTGTAAGCCTGGTCCCTGATTGGGTTGAGGTGATAGGTTTGGTCATAGCCACCGCTAGCGTCATCGCAGCGTCGACTACCACGCCTTCACCAGGCTGCCGCTTTGCTAAGGTCTATCGGATTATAAATATCCTTGCCCTTAATATCTGCAAAGCGAAATCGTGAAATATTTCTGGACGGTGGCCTTACTTTTTTTGGAAGGCTGTTCGGGAACGAAAAAGATTGCGACCCTCGGTAATAAGATTCGGGCTAGAAGTCATTCAGGGCGTGAGCATCTAACCGAGGCCACGTCTTTATATGTAGCCGACGAATCTCCCTTGCCAGCCATTCAAAAGGCTGACAAGGATTTTGAAACCATTGACTCATTGACTAGTGAGGTCCACCTAGCGGTGACTGGCGTTCAAGATGCGCTGCCATGGTGGGTAACCCCAATAGTCGCAGTTGTGGTTTCTCTGTGCATCCTTGTTTTTCTCCTATATTTTGGGGAACCCCTAAAGCGCCTATTTTTATTGGTGCTGCCGGTGCCCTCTCGCAAACGCTCGGCTGCGAAACTGATCCACGAAGGCCAAGTGGAACAGGCCGTTGCGATCCTTCGAGAAGGCGATCCTCATTTCAATAGGGCATACAAGGGTGTGAATACAGCAAGAAAACTGGCTCCAAAGTGAGATCGGCCTGCACGTCAGATAACCTTTCGTCATTCGGTTCACGGTGATGCTGTAGTGGTTTGTGAACACTACTATTCATTCAGACGAAAGGTTTTACCATGGCTTATAATGCCACACTAGGGGCGCCAGGCGCCGTTAACAGTACAGGCGACCGTGCCGCCCTCTATCTAAAAGTCTTTGCCGGCGAAGTTCTGGCGACATTTGAAGAATCGAACGTGATGAAAGCGCTTCACACGATTCGTACTATCGCCAGCGGTAAGTCTGCTCAGTTCATTGTCACAGGTGCGGCGACTAGTCGTTACCACACGCCAGGCCAAAGTCTCCTTGAGCCCGCAAACTTGGCTAATAAGCTGGGTAACGAAGCCAACACGGGAACTGCGGATCCCTACCTGTCCACGATCCCTTCCAACGAGCGGGTGATTTCCATTGACAAGCTGCTTACCAGCAGTGCGTTCATGGATGACCTCGACGCTGCCATGTCGCAGTGGGATATCAGGTCGACTTATGCAAAAGAAATTGGAAAAGAATTGTCCAAACAATTCGACATCAATTGCATTAATACTGTGATTGGTTGCAGTCGAGCGTCGGCCACGATCACTGGCGGTAAGACAGGCGGGGCCGTTACGCATGCCAATATCGGCACCGATGCAGATGAGCTTCTTGACAGGATTGCAGAGGCAGCCCAGAAGCTCGACGAGAATGACGTATCCGATAGTGACCGATACCTCATCCTTCGACCTGAGCAATATTGGCTGCTTCTGAACGATTCGTCAGCAACGACTCGTTCGCACCTGGTCAATCGTGACTACACCGCTGGCAATGGAGACATCGCCAAGGGCACGCTGATGCAAGCCTTTGGGTTCACGATCTTCAAGTCCAACCACATCCCAACTGATGTGGCTGTCACGGCTGACACGGGTGGCCGTGCAGACCCAGGCGTGACCACGCCGTTCTCAGGCAACGACGTTTACGGTAGCGTTGGTGAGGCGTCCGGTTACCACGGTGACACGGCGAAGACAGTGGGACTCGCGTTCCACAAATCGTCAATCGGTACGGTTAAACTTCTTGACCTCTCGGTGCAGAGTGATTACCTCGTTTCGCATCAAGGCAGCCTCCTGGTTGCGAGATACGCGATGGGCCATAATTACCTTCGCCCCGAAGCGGCTATCGAGTTGCGGACCGCCGCCGAGTAATCCGACGAGTTCGGGTTCTTGTTTCCTTCGCCCTTGGCTTCCCTTAAAGGAGGCCAAGGGTTTTTTCTAGGAGCTTTGCTTATGCCATATGGATTAACGTCTAAACTGGAAGCCGTTAACACCATGCTCTCGGCCATAGCTGAGTCTCCCGTAAATCAGTTGGGTGCTGAAGCCCCCGCCGATGCGTCGTTGGCTGAAAATATTCTCGATGAAACTATCAAAGAAGTTCAGAGTGAAGGTTGGCATTTCAACTCTCACTATGATTGGGATCTGGCGTTAGATGGAGATTCTAAAATACCTTTGCCATCCAACACGGTACGGGTAGATATTCCCAAGGGCCAGAATTCCACCATTGATATCATCCAACGCGGGGGCTACCTCTACGATCGAAAGGGGAACACCGACGTGTTCACCTCAAGTGTCTCGGATGTCGACATTGTATTTATGCTGGATTGGGCGGAGATCCCAGAGGTAGCCAGAAGATATATGATCATCAAAGCCGCCCGTGTCTTTGGCGATCGCACTCTAGGCTCGAATCAACACCACACATTTACGATGCAGGATGAGATGCGAGCGTTGGCAACTCTACGTGAGTATGAGACAGACACCGCTGATCTCACTATATTCGATCATCGCGACGTTTCCAGTTCCTTGGACCGTGGCCCATTTCAAAGCAGGGTATTGAAATAGGATGGCACTATTATCTTCTCCAGTGTCCAGCCTCATCAATGGGGTTTCACAGCAACCTGCCTCCCTGCGATTTCCTAGCCAAGTCGAAGCTCAAGACAACGCATACTCCTCTATCGCTTCCGGCCTCACTAAACGTCATCCTTCTCAATACGTCGCTGGGCCTCTTGTGGGCGTAGATGATATCTCTGGTGCCTTCTCGCACCTGATTAACAGGGACTCATCAGAACGGTATGCAGTGGTAGCGTATCCTTCAGGAGGAGAGGCTAATCTTAAGGTTTTCGATCTGCTTACGGGGTCTTCAAAAACGATTCGAGATCCCAACGGACATCGGGTCACGAGCAATACGGCAAGAAACTTCCCGAACCCCAATACGGCTAACTGTTTCTCCATCGATTCTACAACTGAGTTGGAAACAGGAGGGCCATTCGCCTTCTCTTTCTGGGTTTATTTGCCGCCTATGTCCGAGGGAGGGACTGGCCGACATGGGATAATCTCAAAGATGGAATCTGGCGCAGGCGAGTATTCCATCGAGCGAACAGGAAAAAATCTTACAGTAGTGATGGACGCCGCCGCTACTACTACCACAACTTATACGGACGCCTTTTCTGCTTATGAGGACTGGTATCATGTCGTGGTATCGCATAACGGCGAAGCAATAAATGTCTATGTGGATGGGACTAAAATAGGCGACGCTGATGTCACTACTAACACGGCCGCAGGTTCCGTTAAATTCCGACTAGGTTTAGTGAGCGACTCGTCCGACCACTATGAGGAGGGGAGACTTCAATATGTGGGCTTCTGGAAATCGGCTGCCGGCTACCCTCTTAGCGACGACGATGTGACAACGCTGTACAACGGCGGCTACGGTTTGGCGTATGACGGCCTTGTAACGGACTTGAAGACTGACCTGGTTTCCTTCTGGAACCTAGAAGAAGCCTCCGGGAACGCTATCGACAAAGCCGGAAGCCATACGTTGACCGAGGAAGGGACCGTTAGTACGGGTGACGCTGCTCCCTCGATCCCCGAGCCCTTTAATTACATTGACATTGCGGATATGGCATCCAACCTGCGTGCCGTCACTGTGGTCGACCACACCTGGCTCGTGGATTCCACGGTCACCGCTGCGATGGACGCCACGTCCTTAACGCCCACCCGGAAGAACGAGGCGTTGGTGGTGATCTGGAAATACAAACACGCCCACACATACAAGATCACGGTGGAGGACAAGACCTTTCAGTTCAGGACTCGGAAATCTTCCGTAGGCACGGAGACTTCTGCCGCAGAGTTAGTAAAACAGGAAAACCGATCAGCCGCTCAGAATCAGGGGTGGTTAGCGGAACAACTGTTTGTCGAATTGGCGGGCATTTCGGATGTCACCACGGTAGACCTATCAGCAACGATGCACCCTGCGGCGAATGATGCTGGCACTTCGGCCTCGGACGTGTGGGGAACTGGTGGCCTGGTAGGGGGAGTCGGGATAAATAACGACGGAAAAGGATTGGATGGCGATGGCTCTACTCCTGGAGCCGGCGGCTACGATGGCTGGGTAGTGAAACAGACCGGACCCGTGATTCACATCTATCGAAACGACGAGGCCGACTTTGATATATCTGTAGTTGACGATGCAGGCGACGACGCCCTCACGGTTATCAAGGATGAAGTGCAGATCCTAGCTGACTTGCCGACCAAGGCGCCCCACGGGATGAGTGTCAAGATCGTTGGTGACGAGGAGTCGGGCGTAGCTGATGAATACTATGTCCAATTCTCCGTAGGCCAAGCCAACTCCGCAGATGATGCCTATAGGGCAGAGCGTCAAGCAGGGGCTACCGCTACGGATACGGAGGCCATGGCTGACGGCGTGTGGGAGGAATCCACAGCATCTGGCATCCCCGACAAGATTGATGGGGACACCATGCCTCACAAGCTGGTCCGGCTATCAGACGGTTCCTTCATTTTCCGCAAAGCCGAGTGGACTAAGATGCCAGTTGGGGATGCTACAACCAACCCCCAGGCGTCTTTCATAGGAGAGAAGATACGGGACATCTTCTTCTTTAAGAACCGCCTGGGCCTGTTAGCTGACGACAATGTGATCATGTCGGAGACTGGAGGATACAACACGTTCTGGAGAACGAAGATTGTACAACTCCTCGACTCCGATCCTATTGACGTAGGCATAGCTCACACCAGTGTGGCCAAGGTCAATCACGCTATCCCCTTCCAGAACTCGTTGATCCTATTCACGGATACGTCACAGTTCATCCTCAAAAGCGACGATATTCTATCTCCCAAAACCACGACGATTGAGTATTCGACTGAGTTCGAGAACAGTTCCTCAGTCCGACCCATTACCACAGGCCGGTCAATCTTCTTTGCCGATAAGAAGTTCGCTTTCTCAGGAGTCCGAGAGTGGTATCAGGTTGTTCGGGATGAGATGTACGACGCCCTGGACATCACGGCTCATGTGCCAACTTACATCCCTGGACAGATCGTCACCCTAGCTGGCTCCACCCACGACAACATCCTGGCAGTCAGGGCTGACGGCGATCCTGACGCCATCTACATCTACAAGTATTTAGTAGGCAAAGACGAGAAAGTACAAAGTGCATGGAGTAGGTATACGTTAGGTGGCGCTACGATCTTGGATATGCATTGGATAGACACCAGTCTGTACCTGCTTCTCCAGATTAATAACGGCTCTATCAATCAGATGTGGATCGAGAGAATGACCATAGAGCCTGGCATCACAGACACCGACAGCACTGGCACAAGCCTGGGGTTTGTATGTAATCTGGATCGTAGACTCGACGAAACGCAGTTAGCGAGTAATACCTATGCTGCGGGAGATGACGAAACGACATTCGGATTGCCTTATCAGCGTCGGGCAGTCGACGACTATCAAGTGGTCATCCGAAAAGCCGGCGAGTTTGAAGGTCGGGAATATCCTGTAGGTTCACAATTAACTGTGTTGAACAACTTGGAGGCCGATGATGAGATCCGAGTAGCCGGCGACTTCTCAGGAGCCGAGGTTTACCTTGGCGTCAAGTATTCGATGGAGATTGAGCTATCCCAGGCATATTTGAAGCCCCAACCCAATGCCCCCAACTACGCTACTGGCAGGTATCAGCTGATGTATGGGCATCTGATCTACCACGATTCGGATTATATTCGAGTGGAGGTCCAACCGAGCCAAGGCCGGACCAAGAGGACCACGGTATTCTCAGGAGGGCTCCTTGGCGGAACAGCAAAGATCGGCGAAAGGACCAACGCCAGCGGTCAGTTGAAGTTCGCGATTTATGGTCGTAGTGATCAGACTACGATTAGAATAATCAACGATACCCCGCTATCTTCGTCGATCATGGGTCTGGAATACGAGGCCCAATTCAATCCCCGAGCTACCCGAATAGGATGATTAAAGGCTACGTCAGACCCAGTGTCCCTAAAGACCCCGAGAAGGTAGCGCCTATCCTCCGCGACTTGGATAAGGCAGAGATTGACGCCACGGCAGGGCTAGACCACGCAGTAGCCCTGTCTTATGCGATGCAATCTTGCATTCTCCCATTGACTATCGTCGACGATAACGAAGAACCCTTTGCCATGTTCGGGGTTAATAACCATCCCAGCATTGAGGAATATGGGCAGATTTGGCTTCTCAGCAGTGACTACCTGTTCAAGGCAAAGATGCCATTTCTTCGCCAATCAAAACTATGGCAGGAAGCCATTGAACAGCCATATTCAGTCGTAGGAAATCTCGTAAGCGAAGTAAACATCAAGCATATCCGCTGGCTCAAATGGTTGGGTTATCGGTTTATAGCTCGCCACCCTGAATTTGGTTTCACCAAACAACCCTTTTTAGAATTTGTAAGGATTACAGAATGTGCCCATTCATCATGTCTGCTTTAGGCACTGCGTTGGCGGGGGGTTCGTCCGCAGTGGGTGCTGGCGGGATAATTGGCGCCGCCTCAGCTTCTGGAGCGGCAGCTGCTACAACACTAGGGTCAACCCTCTTTGCCGGGATGTCTACCGCTGCCTTGGGTTTCGGGGCTACGACCACAGGACTATCCCTGGGAACCTCGCTCTACGGAGCTAAATCTGCTGCAGACGCTGCTGAAGCTCGGAACAAGCACCAACGCCTAATGCACGACCGCACAATTAAAGCCAGTAATGCCGCATTGGATCATCAGTATTCCATGGCGGCTGACCGCCAGATGCAGGAGAATCGGTCAGCTTCTCAGCAGATGGAAGCACGTCAACGGGCTTACGATGATGCCATGGGTGATGTAGCCGTTTCGGCAGCCGAGGCGGGACACACGGGAGTCAATTTAGCCGCCATCAGAAACTCCCTGGAAATGGAAATGGGAAGAGGAAATGTATCCTTGGCCCAAAACCTGAAGTGGAGTGAGCGACAGCTACAACAGAGGCAGTTGGGCTACAGAGCGACAGCCAGTAGTAGACAGGCTGCGGCAATGCCTCAGTATAAAGCAGTCCCCTCACGAGTCATGGCGCCCTTGTTGGGGACTGCCGGCGTTGGGTTGGACACTCTTGGGAAATTTGGAGGCCAGGATTGGCTTTCTAATGTGTCGAGCAAATACTCTGAGAAGGTAGGATGATGGTCCCGAAAACCTCCGTAGAAAAACTTCTTAAACGTAGAAGCCAGAGAACTTCACTAGGTATTCTGGATCCTACGTTAAAGCCAATAGCGGATCCGGTGGACACCTACGCCCAGCCGGCTGTCGCGTTCCCAATAGATCAGCGAGAAGCGGCGGGACGTTGGGTTGGGGAAATGTCTAGGTTCAACACTGGCCTAGCAAGTTTGGCTGAG